AGCCCGCGTAGGTCGGCGTTCACCCCCAGGCGCTGCCGCAGCATGCTTCGGGTCTCGGCCAGCAGCGCCTTCGTGCCGTGGAATCGGCCGCGTGCCAGCAAGGCTCGGGTCGGGATGCGCAGTGTAGGGCGGGGCGGGAGTGGTGGTATTGGCAGCGGGTCTTCGCCGTAGTGGTGGCAGCCATACCCTCCTGCGCGTGCATCACCGAACACGACCTCGTACGGGGCCTCGACCTTCTTGACTTGCCCGGCGCGGGTGTAGCGCACCCCCGCCCAGTGCAGCACTATCGTGCTGTGCCATAGCCGCACCCACGCCGGATCTGCGCCCCGGCGCACCAGGCCGCAGATCGCGTCGCTGGTCCCCTTGGCGTACTCGGGCCCGCTTACGGCGACAGACGCTTGCATGTCGCTGGAGCAGAAGCCGTTGATGGAGCGCACCAGCGACCCGCGGACTTGCGTGCCACCCCGGTACGATATGCGCAGGAACTCGGCGGTGTCCCGGGTCAACAGCTGTTTGTGCGGGTTGACGTCGCAGCCCATTCGGGTCAGGATGGCCAGTAGTTCCATGGCCTCCCACTCTGAGTCAGCGACCGCATCAACATCATCGCCGCAGACCTCGTAGTGGAGGAGCGGCAGCCGCCCGTGCAGCCGCTCGAAGATGCGGCGGGCTACCTGCAGGTACATCACATTCATCGTGCTGTTGATGAACGTCGTTGACCGCCAGCCGGTCCAGAGCCCCCGGACCAGGTGGCAGTAGTCAGCGTCCGACATCTCAGCCCGGGCCCACAGGTTGCTGAGTGCAGCAGCGGCCCAGCGGCAGGCACGTGCCACAAACATGGGGAAGGACATGCCATCCCACGCGCCGAGAGGCTGCTGGCAGGCGTGCGCCACTGCCTCAGCGAGCCTCAACCACAGCTCGCGCATGTCGGCGTGGTCATGCAGGATGTTGAAGTCTGTGTAGTCCACAGCAAGCCGCACCGACCGGCCTGGCCGCCGGGGATCTGTCCCGGCGAGCCGGGCTGTGAGCGCCGCCAATTCCTCGAAGGCCGTCTTGTTGAGAGCGATGTGCCCACTCTCGCGGTACCAGACGCGCTCACCCGCGTAGAGGGCAATCGACTCCACAAGCCAGTGGTACGCTGGCCCGGGCAGCAGCAGCCGCAGCTTGGCAGTCTCACGCTTCACCACCGCGGTCGTGCGCGCACCGGGCTCGCGCTCCAGGCAGCCCACGATCTCGCGAGTGCGCATCTCGTTCAGCCACAGGCGCTTCGTGCCGATGTGGCCGTCCTTGAAGCGGTGCGCCGCCACCCGTTTGGCGGCGCTGGTGCTGCCCAGCGGGGCCAGCGTGATGTACTCCGCGTGCCACCGCCGCGGCGTGAGGTCAGTCTCCTCGGTGACGGCCCGGCTGTACACCGAGGCGAGGCTGGTCAGCTCCTGGCGGAACAGCTCCTCGTAGGCCTCGTGGGTCCACGCGCCGGTGCTGTCAACCGCCACTTTAGGCTCGTTCGGCACTGTGCGCGCCGCAACACTCCCATCGTCTGCAACGGAGCGGTGGAAATACCGTCCTTGGAGCAGCTTGAGGTACAGCACGTCATCCACCGTCAGCCCCTCAAAGAGCGGGGGCACGGCGCGCGCACGGCGGGCGGTGTCATGCAGGGCCCCAGCAACTGCACTGAACTGTTCCAGCCCGTGCTCGAGCCAGCCCTGGGCTGCCATGGTCAGCGCCACGCGCCGGCCAGGTCCACC